CAGAAGGAACTTTTAGTGCTTCTGGATTTGATAAGACGAAACAGCTAGCAAAGAAACAATCATGTGAAATTATGAAGAACATGTTAGCACCACAATCAATTGGTAGACTTATCATAGATGGTAAGGTAATTAAAGATGTGGACAATGAATTATTGGAATTATTCGAAAAATTGAATATTAAGTCGGGATCCAAAATTACATATGAATTGGAAAGACCTGGTGATGAATCAAAAGCTAATTCAGATATTGAGTTAGGAAATGGATGCACTGAACATCATAATCTAACGTGCGCTTATCTTAGGAGAAGAGGAGGACCTTTTGATTCAAAAATACAATTCTACCGATGGATAAAAGCTAAATATACATCAATAATCACAATTACACCAGAAGCACGTACTTTACTTATGCAACAACGTTGTGTAACAAAAATCGAAGAAATGATGCATGATTATATACAAAGGTATATGAAATATGAAACTGATGCTTTGGAAAAGAAATTCGAAAATACGTCAACGGATTACATTACATCTTCTGATTTGGAAGATCATCATTTTATAACACCACATGGTTTAAAAACTATGAATGATTTAGATGATGAGAAAGAAATTCATTATGAATGCTATAAAGGTATGGGTTTGGAAATTACAACAGAAGATAAAGAAAGGATCGAAGCAAAATTCGATAAAAAGAAGAAACTTTTAGCGTTGAGAATTGAAGATGAATCAAAATCAAATGCTGATCAACCAATTGAACCAGCTTCTATCAATCAAGCAGCAACAGGAATGTCTATTGGAACTTTACCATCATCTACAAATCCACAACCAACTGGAGTTGTACCAGCTATGACAAGTCCTGGAGAAGATATTATGGCTAACTTACTATTTGCTGAACATCATGTTTTGCAACCAGTAGGTGCACCTAATATGTTATCGGTTGGTGCTATTACATTTGACATCAAAAATTTGATATATCAGCAGTTTTTGGATGCAGATATTGAATTTGAAATCACGGATGATTTAGTAAGCGGTAGTGTAATTATGCAAATTCCGTATGGTGTTGGAACCGTATGGGTGAATTCTTACATCAGGGCATATGCTAGATTACATGGAAGATATGCAGGAGCAATTCAATATCGATTTACAGTAATTGGTAATCCAATGTTTTCAGGAGCAATTGGTATTGCTTGGATGCCGCAAGCTGTAGCAGGAAGTACTGTTTTAATATCAGAAACACAAAAGTATGCTTACATGGCTAAAGGTGTAACAATGCCTTGGAATGTGATACATACATTACATGATGGAAGACAAGATCTTTTCTACAGAAGAACAGACGAAGTTGTAGATGGTGATAGACCACATTTAGTTGTTTACTTAA